GTCCGGCTTTGCTTTGGTGGTCAGTGATACCTTGTAGGCGGTCTGTCTCTTGACGAATGTGCGCGTTACTCCGAGCGACGTCGTCAGCTTTTCGGTCGACCCGTGGAAGTCGATGCTGATTTCCCCGTCCTCGTATGCGCGCGCGACGAATGCCCCGACGTTCCGAAGCAAGTTGTATGTGTCCGCCCTGCCGTTGCCTTTGCCTTCCTTTTTCTCGTACTGTGTGTAGGCAATCTGGACGCCCTTGAGACTGTTGGCAAATGCCGTTTTTATGCCGCCCCTGTCGCCATGCCAGAAGAACTTGAAGCCGTCACAGGAAAAATCCACGCCCGATGCCATCATCTGGACGATGCCCTCTGCCGACAAGTCACCGCCGATCAGGATACGCCATGCTCCTGCGTAGACCTTGTAGACCATGGACATGTTATTAATGAAATGATGATTGTCCTTCTCCTTCAGTTTATCTGCATTTGCCTGAAAGATGCAGTCCACCTTGATCGAGCCGACATGGAAGCTGTCTCCCATCTTCACCCATGTGACCGGCACGCCCGCATTTTTGCAGTGATTCGCAATGCTGTCCATGCGTTCTGCATATGATTTCTGGTATTTGCGAATACCGGTCTGATCAGGCAAGTACACGTGTTTTACAGGCAGCTTGTCGACCATGGTTTTTACATTGCCCGTATGGTCCCCGTGCGGGTGAGTGATGACAATAATGATTTCATCCAGATTCAGCGCCTTGACCTTGGAGACGGCCAGAGAGCCATACATGCCGGTGTCGAATACAGTCCCCTTTTTACCTTCAATGAAGATGGTCTCATCGCCAAAATAATCAGGATTATTCTCCCAGAAGCGCGGCGCATACATGCGGATCTTATTTGTCGAGTCACCCTCCTTTGAGGTTTGGGGGTATTTCGGCCTGATCCTGCCGAGGATCTTCCGTCCTGCTCTTGTGCGCTTTCCGACACCGCCGTTGTAGTTACCGCTGATGTCATACTTATCGTCAAGAGCAAACTCTGTATGATTCGGGGTGCCGCTCCCGTCATGGAAGATGACAATGTCACCGAAGCGGATATCATCTGTGCCGGTCTTCCATGTCCCCCGTTTCTTGGCGTTCTCCATGAGATTAACAGACCTCTTGCCGTATCCGATCAGATCGAGATATCCGGCAAGATAGAACATCAGCCCGACGAACATGGCACACCATGCGTTGTCTGTTCCGATCTTGGAGTGAGAGGAACCGTTTTTCTTGTTGTAATCATCAATGAAAGCATTGTACTTCTTGATGAAATCACTGTGCGCCGTCTTTGAGCCGATGTAAGGCTTCATGAGATCATACACCCTCTGCGGACCTACATCTGTGACAGCATCCTGCTTGTGCCCCATGCGCTCATCAACAGCTTTTTGGACGGCATCTGCATCATAGCCGAGTGCCTTGAGAGCGTTCCAGCGGGTTTCCTTTTTGCCAAAGTCGTCCGCAATCACCCAATCCACAACTTTGTCCATGGACTGTTTAGGCGTGCGCAGATAGTCGGAGATGGAAGACGCAAGGATAAAACCGTATTTCCCGCCGACTTTGCAGTATGCCCAACGCTTGGCGGTTGTGATGTAGTCGTAGACCTCGATCTTGGTCAAGGGCTCAACAGGAGCAAAACTGCATGCCTTCGCGGTTTCATCCGGCTGTAATCTGGGAGTAACGCGCTGATTGTTTTTCAGCAGTCCCCATTTTACACATGTGGTTTTGTTCGGTGCGCCGGTCTTGCTGATCTCGTAGGTTTTCGCCACTGTTTTTGCCTCCTCTTTTTTTGCGGGTACAGGAACAGAATCATTGAATTTAGGCGTGATGAATCCGCGGATATACTTTCCGTCAATGCTCATTGTGCGGCGCTCAACAGATTCATTCTTATTGCCTTCCATCACCACAAAAGTACCTTTGCTCTTGTCCACAGCGATAACGATGCCGATGTGATCAGGAGTGCCGGTATTGTCTCCTTTGCCGGAATCATCCCAGTCATAGAGGACTGCGTCCGCAGGATCCGGAACATAGCCGTCGTTCTCCTGCCAGATACCCATGGATTTAGCCAGGGTAACCATCCTGGGACAACTGCACTCGACAGGGAACAGGTACCCGATACCGCAGGCAATATAGGCGTTGCTACTCGCACAGGCACACCATTCATCCGAGTATTTCATGGAATAGTTTGCCGTACCCGTTTTTACTGCTGTCGGAAGATAGGAGTTATATCCGTCAATGATTACCTTGAATTTACCGTTCTGCTCACTGTAATGCTCCCATTCGAGCATCTGGTTGACGACCGCATTTCTGCCTGCTGCAGGCGCCGTGGAAGGTCTCGCAGGAGCATCAGCAAAGTCTCCGTACCACTCCGACACATCAACATAGCCGTTGATGCCGGAGATATGTGCGCGGGATGTATACTGCCAGCCATGGCAGGAGAGGTGAGGTTTTTTGCTGTAATCGGGCTTGCCGGTATTGTCCCCGTATGCGCAGATCCACCGCGGGCACTCGATGCCATTGAGCACATCTGTAAATGCCCACTCCCACGAATACACGCCGCCGCCGGGGAAGGCCTGCAGAAATGCCTCTGTCATGCGTCTCCAATAGTTCTGTGCAGGCCTGTATTCCAGATCGAGCCAGATGCGCTTAATATTGCGGCCGGCAATCAGGCGCCTGATATGTGCTATCTCGGACACCTTCTGTCGCTCGCAGTTCGCATAGCTGTAGAAATAGACCTCGCAGGGGATGCCGAGGCGCTCAACCTCGTCAAGGTTGTATTTCACATAGTCATCGTCCTGGGATACATCGTCATCTCCATAGCCGATGCGGATGATCACGCCGTCAACGCCTGAGACTTTTGTCCAGTCAATCATTTTCTGATGTTCAGAAACGTCAATAATTTTCTTCATATTTCATCTCCATATACAGAAAAAGCTGAGAGCCTTTCGACTCCCAGCCTGTGGTTATTGATTATTTCTTCAGTTTTTCAATTTCCTTCTCGAGTTCTGCGACCTTTGTAAGCGCCTCTGTGATATCCTCTTCCTTCAGCGCGAGGTCTACAGTATTCAGAATCTTGGCGATAAAGCCAGGGATCGGCACTCCCAGCTTCTTGAGATTCTCCATGATACTCATGAATTCCATGAAGATGATATATGCGGAGATGCCTGCCATGATGATGGGCGGGATCCTCATGCCGTAGGAAAACAGCTCGCCGATTACAAGGATGGCAATCTCGCCGACCTTCTTGCTCAGTCCGGAGCGCATCTTTTTGCTCTTGAATGTCTCTGTGCTCCATGCATAGAGCAGGCCAGTAAGGATGTCGATGGCCATCAGGGAGACCGGCAGGATCAACACCCAGGTCTCATTGGTGAATTTGAAGTTACTAAGAAATACAACGATATCCATAATTGCTTCCTTTCCGCCGAATTTTACGGCATTAAAAAAACCGCCATTGGGCGGCCTCCTTATCTTAAAGATTATACTTTTGTCATCTTCTCTCGATCGTGTCTTCCAGGGTTGCAGAGCTTACGGATGGCCGCTTGTATCGGTGTACTCGATATCGTAAACGTAATCGCCAAAATCAAGAGGTTACTTCCTTCCAGCCCGCAGGGTATGCGGACGGAGACCAGACGTTGCCATCGATCAGGGATTCGTAAGTCTTGCCTTCGAAGATCACGCGATCTCCCTTGCTGTAAGGGTTCGTGCTGTCAGGCTGGACCCACTCGCCGATCTCTGTCCCATCCTGCCCGGGCAGGATCTCAGCAAAAAGTGCTGGTGCGTCCTCCGGCGCCCAGCCAGGCTGTGAAGTATGTGCCTGCAGTACTTTATATAGCACACCATCTTTGCAGACCCTGTCTCCTACGCTGTAGCTGTGGCCATCGGGGTCAAAGTGCGGGAAAAGCTCCGCATTGTCCAGTGCAGTGCTGTCATCCATTGCTTCAGCAAGCGATTCTATGGTTTTGCGCAGTTCCCTTGCGCGCTCCACAATACTCATTATCACTCCTCTCCGAGCAGGATCCTGCCGGCCTGCGCATACTCACCTCCATCAAGTACGTATGTACTGCCCTGCGTGTAGATATGCCCCGTGATGCTCCCGTCACTGTTTACCATTGTCTGTGTCCCCGCGATCTCCATTCCGGTGATATCCGCGATGACTTCCCCCCGCGTCGTGATCTGGACGCTGTCAAGTGCGCCCTGGGCATGAAGTTTGTCTTCCACGGCCCGGAATGCGGAAAGATCCTCGCAGAGTAAAACCAGGTGGTTGTGTCCAAATTCGGCGAGAGAGATTTCTTCACCCGTCCCCAGCACCATCTTTACACTACTCAAAGTTTCACCTCCTTTTCGGCATTAAAAAAGCACCCGCATGGGTGCTCGATCAGGCCGGATCTAAAAGAAAAAGCCTGTTAAAAAGTCCTTCCATTGACTGTATCGTGTTCCACGCATCAAAGTTCTGCGCATAGGCCCGCCAGCTTTGGAACGAAGTAAAGACATCCTCGTGTGTGATCATTCCCGCCTCGAGGCACCGGGCAAGCTTTTTCAGCTTACGCCTCTGCCTTGTTACTGACTGCCTGGGGATTTTTCGGACAACCTTTCCGGTACCTGTAAGGTACAGACGTGCCTTGAGGTACGTGAATCCATGGGAAAGTTTGATGATCTGCGTCTTATTTTCGTGAAGTGTGATCTCAAGTGCCGCGCAGACCTGCTTTATTTTCTCAAGGCACTCCTGCAGGTATTCCTTGCTCTCATGTATGAGATACCCGTCATCCATGTACCGGCCATAGCCGCGGATCCGCAGGACCTCTTTCACAAAGTGGTCAAGCCGGTTCGCGCTTGCCAGCGCAAATGTCTGGGAGATCGGGCTTCCAAGGCCGAGACCTTTATCTCCAAACATTTTGATCACATCACCTGTCAGCCCTATGATCCTTTGATCAGAGAATTCTTTGTGCATGATACTGCTGCATAGGCGGTGTGAAACATTGTCGAAGAACCTGCGGAAGTCAAACACCATTACATAGCCTTCGTTCCCGTGTTTCCGATAATGCTCCCGCAGGTGCTGGCAGCATCTGCGAATGGCGAAGTGATATTCTTTATTTTTCAGTGATGCCGCATTGTCATAAATGAATGTCCGGCCAAGTACAGGAACAAGTGCGTTATCGCACAGGCATCCATGGACAACTCTTTCGTCTATGTTCACTGCCCTGATGTGGCGGGTCTTCCCTCGCTCGCTCAGGTCGAATTCATAGAAGCCCCTGGTCTTCCATTTACCGCGCATCAATTTTTCATGTGCCTGATGGACCATCAGCGGAGCCTGTGTGATATATTTCTGCACCGATGCTTTCCACGCTACGTTCCTTCGGCATTTTCTGTAGGATCTGTACAGGTTTCCATAAGAAAACACCGCTTCGAAGTCATCATGGCCTTCAAGTGCTTTGCGCTTCTTCTCAGCCCTTGCTTCGATCCGGCGTCTGTACCTGCCCTCTCTTCGCTCTTCGCTTGTCATTGGCTTTGTGCTTTAATGTCCCCTGCACAGCTGTCGGATGATTACATATAGCTGCATAAGGTCACCGGGCATGAAACGGCACATCATCACCAAGCACCGCCATGCAAGCAGCGTCCGCCCGGACCTGTCAGGGGCAATATTTACGCTTTCGCGAAGGTTAGTTCCTCCTTCTCTCCTTCAGCTCAGATTTCGCCGTATCCGGTTACTTTGTCTCGCTTGAGAGGAGCCGACGACCACGCCGCTTGCATAGGTGGCACCGGTGTAGGTAAAACTCCCGTCGCTGGCCACAAAGTAGAAAACGCTATAGTTATTAGCGGAGCGGAGCCACCACCACGAGGCGCTCGACGCGCACAGAAACTAACCTATGCAAGGACAGGATCACTCAAGATTCTTATAGCGCTCCCTATCCCGTTTCATTGTTCCTTTGACCAGGCGTATCTCCCGGTCAACGATATCCATCCAGAACTTCATCGTATCCGGCTGTATGCCGAAGAGCTCTGCGGCAAACTCAATGTCCGATACCATGGCGTTCAGTTCCGCGTTTGCCCTGATCAGGTAATCACGTCTGATCTGTGCTTCATGGGCATTGAGCGGATAAACACTGTTCGCCATCTTGCAGTACTGGTGGATCCGTCTGGCTGAGTCTGCGAGAGGATTGGCCACTGTAAAGGTATAGCGCTTCGGAAACCCCGTCACTTTCCGCGTCGTGTATAACCGCAGCTCCCTTGCTGTGTGGATGAATTCCATCTCAGACTCATGTCTTTTGCTTTTTATAACTGTCATATCTTCTGCCTCACGATGGGCATTCTATCACATCCTCTCCTTTGATGGAAGATTTCTTCCCGAAAAAAATCGCCGCTTACGCGGCGGAGGTTTTTGGATTCTGCCTCCGCCGCATTCCCTCATAAAGGACATCCATCTGTCGGGACAAGGCCCGCCAGATTCCGAGATGTCGGATTATAAACAGAAGCCGACGACCACGCCGGCCGGATAGTAGGCAGAGTTGTAGTTATTACTCCCGTCGCTGGCCACAAAGTAGAAAACGTCCCTGTTACCAGCGGAGCGGAGCCACCACCACGAGGCGCTCGACGCGCCGGCTTTCTTTTTCACCCTGTCTGCATTCGAGGTGAAAAAGCTGGTGTATGTCGGTCCCTGAGATTCTGCACCTGTGAACATTTCACGCCTTGACGGGATCCAGACATCCTCTGTGGATGTTACATCATTGAATGAAGTGCCCGCAGTATTGTAATTCTGGGTGTACTTTGTGACCGGTTTAATCGCAGCGAGGACTTCCTGAGGGATCAGAGGTTTGATCGTCTCCTGGATGTAGGTCCTCATTTCTGATGCCGCATAGCCGCCGATTGCTCCTGTGCCAGTAGTGTAGCTGTCAATTGTACGTACAGCACAATCAGCTATCACGACACTGTCCTGTGTTACCAGAGCCGATACGTCTGCGTTTTTGCCCGAATTGCTTGTATTGCAAAGCTTAATGTATATGTCTGTGCTGTTAGTTTCATTGAGCCTTGTTGTTTCGTACTCGATCACATACTGTGTTCCTGCCGTGATGGCCAGATCATAATTCTGCACACTCGTACTGTAGCTGGTGATCACATCCGTCCCATCGATCTTCAGCGTTGTCGCGCAGTCGGCAGCAGTGCCTGTGACATATTTTAGCCGCAATGTGCCAGTCGCTACAGCAGTCACCGTAAAGGTGATCTTTGCCGTATTATTTGCGGTATACGCGTTCTGCGACTTCCACTGGTTATAACCCGTATTAGAGGTGCTCGTGGAGTTTCGCACAAAACTTTTACCGCTCGGATATACATAATTTGTCTCAAGTGCTGGATTCATCCTGTGGCTGGTCTCAAGGATATGCTCCGCGATCCATGTGATGGGTGCCTTTCCACTTCCATCGGCTTTATCGTCCATGTCAAATGCCACGATCTGCATATTGATATATCCTTCTGAACCGAGGTTCAGGCTCATCGTATCACCCACGCTGTAGCGCGTAGCATAATCGCCAAGCTGCACATGCTGTATGATCTCTTCCCAGGTATCCGTGATCGTGTGCTCCGGCTCCGGGGACGCGAACTGGGCATAGCAGGAAGTGTTGCCCTGGATGTTTGTGGGCGCCGGCAGCCAGCCTGTAAAGTCCATGCCGTTGCCGCTCGGGTCTACAGGTGTGGAGCCGGTGTAGGTTGCACTGGATCCATAAGCGACGTTATTGACCGTCTGAGCAAGCGTAGAGCCTACGTAGAAGTAAACAGTATATGTCCGGCCGGTTGCGGTATATGCGGCATAGACATTCCTGTCTCTCGTGATATTCTGTGTCGCCGCTGCATCTGCTGTCGACTGGTTGGTATACAGGCTCCAGCCGGCAAAGGTGAATGTGTTGGCTGCCGTGGAGGCCCTGGAAGGCTGCCCTGCATATGTACCATTGCCGCCATCCCGTACAGTCTCTGTATAGATGAGTTCTGTCCCATCGTAGTTGTAATAGTACAGGCTGCTCTCAATGTGCTCGTACTCGATCGTGACATCCGGATATCGCTCATACATCTCCGTGAGCCATGCCCCGGTGATGGTGCCGAGCCCGGTGATCGTGCCGCTCGCAACGGCACTTTCCAGGTTATTTCCGTATTCGTCGAGGCCTCGCATGGTGTCCAGATAGTCGAAGAAATCTTCCACGTCTGATGTCGATGTGACTGCGAGGGTAAACCCGATGATCCTCACGCGGGAGTTCGCAGGGATATCATCCAGAATATCGAGTACCGGGATTGCGCCGGCGCAATTTTCAATCCTGAGCGTTGTGATATTGCTGTAACTCGGTATCACAAATTCCGTAATGGCCGGCTGGTTCCGGACGGTAAGGTTTGTGACAGTGGACGGCAGATGCAACTTCTTCAGGATGCCGCCGACCGGAAGGGTTACTGCCGTGACAGCGGTTCCGTCAAAATAAACCTCTTCGATGTTTGCAGCAGGTGACAGATCAATAGTTCCAGCCAGTGCGCTGCAATTCCTTGCGTCAACAAGGCTGAGCAGGGAAGATGCAGGGATGGACAGGGTTACAAGGTTGGGGTTGTTGTATCCGGACGCGGCACTGCCGACCACGATCGACTGTATCTTTGTGGCCTTGGAGAAGTCTGCGACACGGACTTTAAGCCCGCTCAGGTCTCCCGCGGATGCGATCTGCGACGCGCTGTAAATGTAAATTTCAGTGTCGTTGACGTTATCCAGGGGGCATGCAAGCGTTGTGGGTACACCGTGCTGTCCTCTCTCGGACACCAGATACGATGCATATTTTACGGTGGGATAAATGTCAGCATACGGAGTAACCGTGATATCTGCTTTTGCATACCCGCGGAGCTGGATCACTTCGCTGAGCGCGTCTCCCGCATTCCATTTGGAATCCATGTAGCGGAAGCGATTGAACAGCCACCATTTGCGCTGTTCTGCTTTTGATCCCTGCAGCATCGGCAGATAAAAGTCAGTAGGCTCTTTGCCGGTGTCAGGATCAGTAAGAGGCGCAATGTATTTGAAATATGCATCCTCGTTAAAGATTGCCTCGCTCCATTTTGCCTGATGTTCCTCGAATCTCCGCTCTACCGATTCGTAGGAAAGTGTTCCATTGGAACGCAGTGACTGATACATTGCTACAATCTCTGCCGGGAACGCATCACGCACATTGTTCCACAGCACAGAATCCTGGCCGTTGAAAACGTCTGCATCGTCGGAGAGATGATCCGTATCTTCAAGGGAGTAACCAAAAACAAGGAAGCCCTCGTTGTTTGTTCCGATTGCAGTGTCCATGTCGTAAGGCTCTGCAACGGCCTTGCGGTCAATCGCAGTAAGCCCTGTTGTATCGCCTCCGGAGAAACCGATAAACAGGTTCTTAGCGCGGGAGTCGACCATCAGGAAAAGTTCTGTGAAAATGTAGTAGAAGATAAAGGATGATACCTCTGCATATTTCCCGAACTCATTCCTGAATCTTGCAAGCCTGTATGCGGCATTATCAACCGTGTATGTTACATCTCCATAGGTAACGGCAGATGCAAGCGTATTTCCGGTAGCCTTGGAGCGGTCGCATGATACAATGAAAGACTGCAGCTCCTGGAGCTTTGAGTAGTTTACCCATTCGTCAGAAGGGAAACGTGCTTCGTAGTCGTAGCGCCATGATTCCTTTGCTTCCCCGGTGGTTGGATCAGTGACCATCGTCTGATCGAAGAAATCCGACTTAAAGAGCATCAGATCGGAAGTATTGTTCTGGAATTCCCAGGACTCCATGTTTCCGGTATATCCATAAGGGCCGGGCGCTCGCTTGGGTAAGTTGAAGTTATACTTACCAAGGAAGGATGTGACATTATTAACCGTATCATGCCAGAAAACTACGATAGGGAATCCGTAGATACCTTTTCTTACCTTGGGATCTGCTTCCTCCTCAGGCCGCTTATACGGATTTGCGTCACAGAACAAACGCACAAGCTCCACATTATTTGCACCCTCGGAAGAAGCCACATCTGCCTTTAGGACAAATCGGTTAAAAGGGATAATGGTTGGAGCCAGGGCATATGAATCTGCGTGCCCGGCATTCATTTCAAAACCTTCCTTGAACTGCATGTCGTAGTTCTTTCTGGCATAAGGAGCTGAGGATGTACCCTGGACATTCGCCTGGCATGCAATAAAAGTAAAGCACTTTGAAGTATATTGTGGATCTACATAACTTCCGCTGATGGTCTTTTTGTCCCCTTTATACTGCGGAAGCTCCGCGGCATTCAGGATATAGTAAGGCAGATCCTTGGGGAGTTTGTCGATAACTACCCGCCCATACTCGTCATAAATATTATTGCGGTCGTATCTTTCTTTCCTGGTTACACCGTCAGTCGTGTCTGCGATCCAGTTATTCAACACCTGGTATCTTGTAAGGTTGTTATCGTATACCCTGATGTGATAAATATCGGTGGTACAGCCATCAGTTCCAATAGTGATATTAATCGGGGTCGTCTGTGAAAAGTCGTCATCATCCGGATACTGTATGACCCCCGACATGATGCCGTTGATGTAGCAGTAGATCAGTCTGTTCTCATTTCTCTTTTCCACCACATAAGCAACAGTGACATGTTCATCTTCTTTGTACTGAGTCGATATGATTGACTGTTCTGATGCCAGTGTTGCAATCTGCGATGTAAACTGGAATCCTCTCCTTCCACTCATGCAGTTTATAACGACTGCGTCATAGTCCAGGATATCCCTTGTCGCAAATTCGACTTCAATGGTCTTTCCTGTTGAGCGGAAATCTGATGCAAACGGTTTATACGGGATCACTACACGGGCACCGCCATTGATCCTGAGCACTGTTGCCCCGTCATCATCTTCCACCCATCCATTAGAGACAAAGTTAAAGCCTGTCATGGACGCAGAAATGTTCCTGTCTTCATCTTTCCATACAGCCGGGTTAGCTTCATTGTTGGATCTGCCGTAACTCGACAGCTGCAGAGCAAGAGCATTCGTCTCAGGCTCCGTGTCGTAATCAGCTTCTTCCACTACCAGTGTGATTGTCTTTGCGGTCCTTCCGGACGTGATCGTCAGATTAAGAGTTCCATAGTTATCTGCGCGGTACACCCATTTCTGCTCCGTCCTGTCGACAGTCAAAGTAGTTACCACCACGCTGTTTGCAGACAGTGTGACCTCGGATGTCAGGCTGCCTGGTGTATACACCGTATAAGGGATCGTTATTGTCACATACTGCTCAATCGATGTCTCGCGATACGGAGTGGAAATCACAGGGTCCCCAGACTCTCCGGCTACGGTCAAGGAATAATAGAGTTCATTTGATCGTACGGTCTCGTCGTCAACTATGGCCTCGAAATATACCAGGAGCGTATGTGTCCCGTGTGTCATTGCGGGCAGTGTGTATGTCTGCTGCCTGCCAGATGTAGCAACGTTTTTGGTCCCGATTTCTTTTCCGTCCAAAATAAAAAACACCGTCTTTTCCAGCGCGCCCGTGGGAGTGTATGAAAAATCTACGGTGTTTCCTTCCTGGATTACAATAGTCGTATCAAATTTGCTCGTCAGAGTAAGCTGTACGGCCTTTATGCTGTAGTTAATATTCCTTGTGTTGCCATATACATCAGAGATCCTCAGCCTGATGGAATTGCTTCCCGCGGCTATATAGTCACTTACGTCTACGGTCACATTTCCCTGTGCGATATCGCTCTGCCGCACTGTGGCGCCGTTTGCAAGTATTTTGAGTACTCCGGAACCTGTAGGCATATCATCTTCTGTTGATGACCACACAAATGACAGCGATACCTTCTGGCCATAAGAGATTGTCTTGCTGAGCCACCCGGTCGTATTCTGCGCAGTCATTATAGCTGAATTTCCGTCTGAGGACCCTCCTCCGCCTCCGCTGCCGGTACCGATAGGCTCAAAGTCACTTCCTGTCCAGTAATACAGCTTGCCGTTAAGAAAATCATCTTCGTTACCAAGGTAACGGTATATGATGTTTTCATCCATCATTTGAGACGATTCTGTTATATCCATGATGTTCGACACAACTTCATCGCCAATATACATTATTGCCATATTAACCTCCGACTACGTATAAAGTATTACTATCTTTATCTGTGAGTGTGGCATAGTCGGCTCCACTCAACTTGACAATATTCGTAACTTCAGACCCGTACACGACATTTTTCATTGCGGCTTCAGCTGCATTTTTTGCCGCCTCTGCCGCAATTCTGGATCCTTCTGCCGCCTCAGCTGCTTCTTCTGCAGTTTCGATCTGCTCGTCAAAGTGACCCAATTCACGGAGTACAGATTTGTCTGCGATGGTGTCGGCATCCATTGCTGCTGGCTCAACATAGATGCCGAAATTTGCGGAATTAAGCTGTTTCCCTCCATTGTACAAGACGATCTCAAAAGTGTTGTATCCTGCCGATGCTGTTATCTGCTGATCTCCCGCAACAGTAACCGTAGCATTTGCAGTATCGATAATCACATCCTGGCTGTAACCCGTTCCGCTTTTCTTCGTTCCCCTGATTGCAGCTGTAGTCCCGGATTCAAGTACAAAAGTATTGTCCGAGGAATAAAGCGTAAAGATAAGCGTGAAATCTTCATCATACTGATTAAGTTTAATTACTACCGGGATACCACCCGGTGCCATGTTAAGTTTCCTGGAAATAGTTCTCATGGGAGCTCCTTATTTTCGGATCAGGCCATAGACACGATCAAATGACACTTCGTGATGCTCAGCCGTACCATCCAGCCATCGTACATAAATCCTGTTTGTGCTCCAGTTCGCCATAAAACAGCCCCTCACGTACAACGTCTGAGTGGGGCGGTCACTGATTTGTTGATTAAGCTGACTTGCTGTGCTGAAAAACACGAGAAATTGTATGACGTTATGAACCAACGCACGAATTGCAATGACAGCCCACTGTGATAACTGGATATCCATGTAGTTCCAACTACCCTTTGTGGCAGGAGCGCTGACTTTTGACGCATACAAGAGCTTTGGCGTCAATCCAGGGATTTTGGTATTGCCGCTAACATCGTTTAATACTATCCATTTTCCGCGTTTTGCATCAAATAAACCTGCATTACCCGCAACGTTTGAATACAGCCCCGCTTCCGCTATAAGTTCGTTATTTACAACTGTTCTTGCCTTGATTCTTGTTGCGTCTGGTGTCCGTGCAGTTATACCGTAATCTGTTGGCTGCGTGATCGCATATCTTATTGTGGCAGTTATGGCACTCGCCGACATGTTTGTGATCGAAATCGTATAGCTGCCATCATAGGCGATGGCGTAATTCTCGCCAGTATAACTATAGGCTGTACCGGCAGGTATGGTATATGCACTATCGATGGTCAGTGTCATATTCTGGCCAGAGGCCAACTCGATGGGTAGGCCGATTTCTGCGTTACCATTTGTCGTCATTCCTTCTTCGTCTGTCTCTGTTCCTGGGACAATATACTCCTCCACGGCCCAGGACGTTGAGGAGGACTGAGCTCCGATGTTAACGTAGTTATCGCCATCCGCCCCAACAACCTTTAAGCCACTTGCGGATTGCTCTAAGTGCGCAGCCCCCTGTCTGCCAATCCTTGTTGTTGTCCCGAAAGATGCAATAGAACTTGTACCGTCACGGATATCGAAACTTTCATTACCGATAAATGTATTTTTAACACCGCTCGGTACAGTACCCGGTGTATAAGTGTTGCCATCGGCCATATTGGCAACCATTAGGCCTGTCGAGTCAGCAGACACATAATTTGTTGCGGATTTTTTAGCTTCAAGTGCTTGAGCATATGCCGCTCTGGCGGCTGCATAGGATGAAGAAACAGATACATCTCCGTATTCAAAAGAACCATCTGTAAAAGTGGTTTTCATTACAGAATAAAGAACGTCCGTTGAACCTTCTGAATACGAAGGCTCCGTAGTGCTCCAACCCGCAGGAGTATCTTCCACAGGTTTTGTTGGCGGGTTGGCGCTCTCATCCTGTAAAAGGTAATAATATGTCACTGATAAAATCCCCGTCTCTCCCGCACCGATAAGGCTCCATGTGTATTCAAATGGATCTGTCAGATCGGGAGTAGGGGTAGCCTTGTTGTAAGCTACTCCCATGAAAGATGCATCAATGGGATTTATACGGATATTATCTCCTTCTGCAGAATCGGCATATACCACCCATGTATACTTATACCGTTCAGCTTCTCTTTGCTGTGCAGTCAGTTTTGCTATCTGATCAGATAGAGTTGTAGAAATTCGTGTATACTCACCAAAAACTGCTGTATGAGTTTTTTTCTCCTCAGAAGTGGTGAGTTTCAGAAGTCTCGCTGTAAGATACAGTCCTCCTTCTATATCAACGATTGGCACTGTATCGCCTATACCGAGTCCTTCAGGAAACTTGATAAGATCAATTTCATATGTGATCTCCGGCTCCCTGCAACGCTTGAGCTCAGCTATTGCTTCGTTTAACAGATCATCTTGATTTGTAATGTCGGAATCAAACTCGCCAACGATGTGTCCGACATCGGTACCGGATTCATCAGGAGAGATATACCTGGACCATTTCGAGAGGGCCACTTCACTCCTGAGCCTGCCGGCAGAATCAACCCAAAAATCACCATCGTTATAATCCATGCCTTTCAGTGTGACTTCTGAAGATTCATCAGCGTCTATCAGATCCCACTCGTAATCAGCAGGGCTTTCACTTTGAATGCAGGAAGTCTGGTCATAAGCTATTCCTAAATAAGGCCGATTGTTCGGGGCTCCTGACATATCTTTCCCGGTTCCGTCCATTGCGAATTTATACCACAGATATGTTCCATCATTTTGCCGGATACCCGGATAAAACGGAGAAAACAAGGCAACGCCGCCAGTTGTGGTCCTTAGGCTGATCTCATGCCATTCGTAGTCTGATGCCGTTGTGGTTTTAATAGAGCTTGTTCGATGAAAGGCAATACCTATAAAAGATTTACCGGAAGGACTGTCGGACATACTGGACCCATCTGCGCTGTTTGCGAATTTGATCCACGTGTATAATCCGTTTTCTTCGGATACAGCTCCTGTTCCTGGATTAATATAAATATCACGGCAGCCTTTGGAGTAGTCCATCGGATACCAGGTGTACTGTGACGCGAGAGTTCCTTTTGTTTCACTTGTCTTATGCAGTGCAAGGCCGACATAACTGCGGTCTGTTGGCTGATCAGACATATTCGACCCGTATTCATCTGTGGCAAACATCACCCATGTATATCGTGCCCTGCCTCCAATGTCATTACTCTCTCTGTAACCTTTAACAGATGGGACTGCATAGATTCCAGTGGCTTTTCGGATCATCCCCCATACATACTCGTCAGGATCTTCACCTTCTTCATCGGTAGCATGCCCTGCAGATATGCCAATGAATTGCATTCCTTCCGAATCATCCTGCATTGACGCGCTGTTTTCCTCATCACGTCCAGTTGCAAACGCGGAGAATTTAACCCACGTGTATGAACTGTCAGAGTCTCTGTGGATACCAGCTCCGTCGGGAGTCCCACCTGTGACTTTTAATGCGGTAGCAATATTCTCAATAGATTTATGCACACGCATTGATTCATAATCCCTTCCGCGTCTCAAAGGTTCAAGGACTATATTCCCTCTTCGTGCGTGGAAGTCGACGTATTTATGTTCAATACAAAGACGATCGATCTCATATCGATAAGAAACCTCACAGCCAAACTTCTCGGCCGTAGATAAAATTCTCGCAGTAGCAGTTTCGGAATCTTCCCAGGAAAGCGCCATCTCTCCTTCAGATTCATCTATGCCTATCTCAAATCCTGTGTCATAAAGCCATTTTGAGGCATATTGAGCAAGGCTCATGGGGCTTGATGCCTCAAACGCATCACACATCTCCCCGATCAGGTCAAGACCTGCCGCTTCCGCATAAATGTAGATCTCGCGGCTGATCGGGTCGCATTCGGATTCGATTATGGTATAGAATTCATCCTTATCGCTCTTTTTGAGTATATAATTGCCAACCTCGGCAGCTGCCTCTGCTTTCTTACGGTTGCCATCACTATACCCCAGGAAGCATGAAAATGTATCCTGCCCGTTTTCGATAGATTCAATCTTTTTGTCATCATAGATATATGCATCTCCGGAACTTAATCCTGTGGAAGCGTTCAGGAGAATTGTCATATCACGTTTTGCAAAATAACAGATCATAAGGATTCCTCACAACCACGCCTCGCGATACGTCATGGTAAATACAGGAGCAGTACCCGTATAGGAAGTTGTAATCGTATTTGTACCAAATTCAAGAGTCATCTGTTCGAACTGATTGGCGATGTCCCCGAGAAAAGGGGCATCAACATCATTGAGGTAAATCTTTCCTGCTCCGCAGTCAATCTTAATAGTATCGCCGGAGCTGAATACATTCTGCTCCGAATCTGTATCCCCGGCAGAAACGACAGCAAGATTCCCGGTAAGCACCACTTGTTTTGCATTCCCGGTAAAGGTTGCTGTAAATACAGGATATGCCGGGACCGTCCCTCCATACTCAAAAGTGAAAATTCCGTCCGACTCAGGCTGTATCGTAACGGTATCTTTTGCATATTTACAGGGATCAGTACAATAAATCTCTATTTCGCCCTTGACAGAAAGCCTTCCCGGCTCAGGCACCCCGACACTTTTACATGTACCGATATAGTATTTATCAGGTTCATCAGCAAAGGATACCTTTACCTGTGCGGGCCTCATCAAATGATTTAAATGATTGTATGCCTCCATCAGCTCCTGTGCAGATCCTGCAGATATCTGATATCCAACAGTGATTGTACGCGGCAACAGGCGTCTCCGAAGGAACACGGACCCGTCAAGAGATTCGAGTACTGTCTCTGAGATGTCAGCTGAAAAGGATTCCCTGCCGGACACATAAAGCGTCCGGAACAGGGGGATCTCCTCATCAATGTATTTCCCGTTATAGCTCAATGCCTCTGCGGGGAGAGATACATAAAAAGGCTGTTCATTTGTATCACAAAACTTATAAAGCATTATCTTCTCCCCTTAAGGCGTTCGTTATTCTTTCTTCTGCGTTCCAGTTCATCTTCGGTATATTCAGCCGTAGATCTGGCAACTTCACGTCCGTCAATCTCGGTGACCGCTTCAAACGTGTAGTGCCTGTTCGATGTGTAGTTGTATTCGTCGTGGAGCCTGAGGTTCTCGGCTCCGGCAGCCATCGCCAGCTGAGGCCTGGGCATCTCCACAAGCTGCTGCATTGCATCACGCGCCGCCCTGACCTGATCTTCGACACCGTTCACAAAACCCTGTCCGGTATAGGAACCGAGGCTCGCTGCGACTTTTGACGGGCTGTGGATCTTGAGTCTGGTTTTCAATGTCTTAATGAGGCTGTCGGCAAGCGTCTTGCCGGCATTGTCAAGTGCGGTCTTCTTGGACTTCATCCCGTCCGCAAAGCCCTGCATGACCTGCTGTCCGATATTGTTAAGGTTTTTCTGCAGTTTCTTGAACTCATTTTCAACCGCTTTGGTGTACTTCGTCTTCAGCTCGTCGATCTGGGACTGGTAATACTTATTTGATATTGATGTCGTTGCAGACATAAAGCTGTTGTAGCTTTTGGCGTATTCCTTGAGCCAGTCTTGGCCCTTGGAGAGCAGCTTCTCGGTATAGGCCAGCCCTTCCTCCGTATCCATGGAAAGGATCTCATTCATCATCCCTGCCGGAAGGATTTTCTTGAGTTTTTCAAGATTGGTGCCGTACTGCTCAACCTGACGCTTTGCGACGTTGTAATCAGTAAGGGCTGTCACAGCTTTCTTTTCGTCATCGTATTCGCCCAGGGTGATCTCCCGCATCTTGTCGCGGAAGTCTGTCCGGGCCTTAATGATCGCGTCGTACTGTGCCTGATAGTTCTGTGCCAATTGATTGATCGCATTGGTCGTGCTGGTGATGGCGGCATTGACCTGGTTATTGAAGGCGGTAGTAAAAGCTGATTTGACAGCTGACCCAGCCTTGGTGTAGCTGGCCGCCAGGTTCTTGAATTTGTCAGCTGATGCTTTGTATTTTTTGGCAAGAGCGGCATATTCTTTAGCCTTTTTCTCAGCTGCTTTCTTCTCTGCTGAGCTGGCCTTCTTATCCTTAGCCTTCTTTTCATACTCCTTCTGGAGTTTGGTATTGTAGTCGTAAGCCTTCTGGAAACGCTCCTGCTGCTTTTTGGCATCGTTCACCATCTTATCAGTTGCAGATGAAATGATACCCGTTGCACTGTCAGAGACGTTCTTCATCTTCGTTTTCATAGCTGATGAGAAAGCATTGGCAATTGCTGCGCCTGTTGTCTTTATGCCAGGGCCGAAAGCCTTTTTCATCTTTTCAGCTGCATTCTTTACATTTGTGGCGGCTGCTGTGCCCCACTTGCTTATCTCGTTCAGAGACCGTTTGAGGAAGTAATGCGCTCCCCATAAGATCTCTTCGGAATAGATTGCTCCGATGTTCTTTGATTTTTTCGCACCTGCGGTAATTCCTTTGTCCATGCCCTCGCAGAGCTGTCCGGCAATCGCATACATCACTGTAGACGGTGAATGGATACCTGCCTCGTCTCGTATCGACTGCAGGACGTCAGACATATATGCGGAGGCTGTGCGCTGTGTGGCGCTCGTTCGACTCGCAATACCAAGCCTCAGACCTTCTCCTATATATCCGCCGATTTTTTTGGTAACCCTTGATGGGGATCTGACTTCGGCGGCTTTTCTCATTGCTTCTGCTGCCATATTTGCAAGCCTGCGGGCGGCTGCGGCTACGGAACCATATTTTGAATTCAGACCATTGACAAGGCCCTGTCCCATGTGACTGCCGATGCTTGACGTTGATACACCGCTCATGCCGGATTTTGCCGCATGTGCCAGTGACGAGCCTGCGCTCCTCGCGGATCCGGATTTACTGGATACACCCGAGGCAAATTTCGACCCCAGTGAAGATCCTGCGCTTCGTGCTGAGGAAGCGTTAGATTTCATACCGTTGACAGATGCCCTGCCGATAGTAGTGCCTGCGCCTCTCGATGCGCTCTGGCCAGACTTAATGCCTGTTGCAAATCTTGTGCCCGCGCTCCTGCCGGCAGCCTGTGCCGGAGATACAGAACTCTTGAGCGCAGATGTGATCGTCTTGACGGATGTCCTTGCCGCTGTGGCCGCCTGTGTGAGGCCTGTGCGGATGCCCTGGGCGAATCTTGCACCTGCCTGCTGTCCGGCACTCTGCATGGACGAGAGGCCGCTCTGCATGGACGATACCATGTTCTGGACTGCAGTCTGTGCAGCCTCACCGATTGGTTCAAGCCCTGTTGTAAGACCTTCGATGACTGATGTCCCGAGTTGCTGTCCAGCTGCAGATGCATCGGCGGCACTGTCATTCATCGCCATAATAGCTGATGACATTGTGGACTGTACTGCCGACTCTGCCGCAGATGCTCCGGCATCAATCCCGGATGCCGCAGAGGAAACTAAATCCTGTCCGGCACTATCTGCATCAGACTGAATGGAGCCATCCGTGAGGATATCTGTGGCTCCTGCCATTGCTGTTGTTGCCGCATCAGTGAGCAGGCCTGTGTTTGCAGTAATGCCTGTTGAGAGCCCCGTCATCATGTTCAGGCCGCCCTGTGTGCCGCCCGCAAGAAAAGTTTCCATGGAACTCTCGGAAACTGTCGTAGCGGCTGTATTGACTGCCGTAGAGACTGCCGGCGCATTCGTGGTGATTGATTCGGATGCGGCTGTGGCGTAGTCAGTACCCGCCTTTGTGCCTCCGGATATCCAGTCACCAATACCGCCGAGCAGCTCACCGATTTTACCGCCGATGCCGCCGATCGCTCCAACAATACCGTTGCCGATTGCTGAAATTATCTGCTGGCCAACACTAAGCCAGTCTGTGTTAATGATTGCGTCCTTAATTGTTCCGACAAGCTGAGGCACCATTCCGAGCAGTGTGCCAATACCCTGGATCAGTCCGAGTGCCAGAGAAGCAACTACCTGCACGCCGGTCTGTATGATCTGGGGCAGATTCTGAATGAATCCGGTGACCAATGTGCCGATGATGCTCACCGCTCCGGATGTCAGGCTCGGCAGTGCGGATGTAATACCCTGCACCAGAGAGAGCACGATCTGACCTGCCGCTGCCAGGATAGTCGGCAAGTTAGCTATGAAATTCTGTGCGAATGTCTGGATTGCCTGCATAGCGCCCTGTGCCATGCGGGGCAGGTTTGCGGAGATTCCCTGCGCAACACCGACCAGTAAATGCATGCCTGCGGTCAGCAGGGACGGGACAGCCGCAAGGATGCTCGATGCGAAGCTTCCTACTGCAGTGACTGCGCTCGTGATCAGCTGAGGTGCACTTCCTGCAACTCCCTGCACAAGAGAGATAATGATCTGTGCTCCGGATGATACAAGTGACGGAGCAAGAGCCCCAATGGTATTGAGCAGGCCGCTTACCATCTCAGAGCCTTTAGAGATCAGGTCAGGAATGCGGGATGTAATTCCGCTCGTAAAGTTCTGTATGACCTGCGGACCCTTTTCCTGCACCATGGCAAGGATGGAATCAATCTGCTCTCCGAACTTGTCGTAGAGGACACCCAGACCTGCAAGTGCGGCACCGATCAGCGCCGCAGGGAGCAGTGCTTTCATGGCAATGCCCATCATTGTCTGCAAACCGCTGGCAAGCTGGCCTCCCGTTTTCATGACAACTACACCGACCTGACCGAGCACTCCACCGACCTTACCTGCAAAACCTGTGACCTTACCGATGATCTGGCCAAATACACTGTCGGATGTAAAGCCGCTCCATGCGCTTGCTCCTGTCTGCGCTATTTTGGAGAAAATACCGCCTGCCTTATCTCCTACACTACTGAGCCCTGTCAGCACGCCGGGGAAGGTGCGGGATGTCATATTCAGAATGGAGTTCCCGGCATTGGCGAAACCACTGGCAAGTTTTCCGGGGATGGCTTTTGCGGCACCTCCGAAAGATTTAATTCCGGCAATGCCTGCCTTCCATACGCCGCTGTCTACAATGGAGTTTGCAATATTGACTGCTCCAAGGGCTCCTGCAGCAGCGGCGGCGGCCTTGAATCCTTCTGGGAGCTTGTCGAGCAGGCCAGAGACCTCGCTGATCGCTCCGGTGATGCCACCTGTATCAAAAGCATCAAAAATACCACTGACTGTATCAGCAATCTTTTGGCCGTCGAACTTTTCGACGATTCCGATGACCTTCTCGACCGCGCCGATGCCTCGCTTCTGGAAGACTTCGAACGCAGGCATCAGCGTATTGGTCACGGTCTCCGAGAGGCCGTCAAGGGCCTGCCCGGTTGTCTTGTAGGATGTTGCAAGGTCTGTAAAATCTGCACCCGTACCAACCTTTTCAATCGCCGCAAAAAATTTGTCTGTGGCAATCTTGCCCTCCTGTACAGCCTGTACCATCTCGGATGTGGTCATGCCCATCTCGGATGCTACAGCTGCAATACCTGCAGGCGTCTGCTCGAGCATTAGTTTGAAATCCTGCCATGCCACAGTGGGCTTTGCCGCCATCTGTACGCCCTGCTGTGACAAGGTCTTCATTGCCTGCTGGGGATTCTCAGCCGCTGCGGCGATACCGCCGAAGCCTTTGACCAGTGATTCAGCCGATTTGATACCGACCGCGTCAAGCTGAGCATAAGTCGTTGCCATGTCGGACGCGCTGTAAATGGTCTGCTGGGCAAAACTCTGCAGTTCCTTCTTTGTGGCAGCAATCTGTTCTGCAGTATGGCCGTTCATCTCGGCATTTTTCGAAAAGGTCTGCCATGCCGCAGAGGTTGCTTCCAGCTCTCCCGTGAACCCTGACACAGAACCCGTCAGGGTAGAGAATGCCTTCTGCCCGATGCCTACCAGTACGCCGAATCCGAGCCCGCTCTTGAGCTTGCCGGCCAGGCTGTCCGCCGCGCTCTGCGCCGAACCGAACACCGAACTGAAATTTTTATCCTGCGCAGAGAGTATCGCAGTTACGGAATATGATTCAGCCATTTCTTTTCTTTCCTTTCGCCTCTTTCAGGAGCGCAGACACGGTATGCATGACATCCCTGTGTTTGTTCCCGTCTTTTACCTTCCGGATTGCTCCGTCATAATCGAAGAAATCTTTAAACCGTTTATAGACCGGCGTGCCTTTCTTCCCCTTGGTAGCCCGGGCTGCGACAGTCAGGAATGCCTGCTCGTGTGTGCGGTATTCCTCGTCGACCTGCCTCAACTCCATGGCCTGCATGAGGAGCTCATACTCCGGGATATCCATGCGGTCGACCTGATCCATCGACGTCATGCCGAGATACCGGAAGGCATTCAGGGCAATGTCTCTTCTCAGGTCGTCCCAGCTTTTGCATTCCCGAGCGCTCTTTCGAATCTCGCCTTCTCCAGCTGCTCGTTCTTGACCATCGCTTCCTTCAGCTCCTGTGTCTTTTTCTTTGTAAAGTTCGCATTCTCGAAAAAATCCAGCAGGTCACTGCACTCGCGCTCAAGAGTGGTCTCGTCAGAATCGAGCCATACCTCGATCTGGGTGCGGGTGAGGGTCTCAGTGTCTCCGCCGTATTTGTTGCCATACAGCAGGCAGTCGATCAGCTTCTCGAAGTCCTGGTCGATCAGGCCGGCAATGGCATAGGTGAGACCCATCTTCTGCTCTTCACCGTTGTCTGCCTTGACCTTCTTGGTCTTGTCGATATCACGCACAAAACCAATGCCGAACTTGAAATTTCTGATCTTACCGTCGATTTCCCTTGTATACATTTCATTTCCTCCATCATCGTGAAAAATCCCCGGGACATGACTTGCCCCGGGGACTGTATAAAATCGTATTTATGTATTATTCACTCACTCATACATCAGGCCTTCTGGACCGTATCGGTGAAGACATAGGTCGCGATCTGCTGGGTAGCTGCGTCAACAGTGCACTCACCGTCTGCTCCGACGCCCTCTGCGGAATAATCCAGGGAGACAGTAGCCAGATCTTCGGCAGCTGCCTCGACCTCAAAAGAGGTCAGGAAGCCCTGGTAATATGTTCCGAGGAACTTGCCGGTAGTTGCTCCGGGACGGTCCAGATTAACCACCCATGCCTCGACCTTCTTACGGGTCTTCATGGCATCCTTAAGGTCGTCGATGGTGGTTGTGCCGTCCGGATCTGCACTGTTAATGGACATCAGCGCCTCTTTGGACAGTTCCACAGATGCAGCGCCGGATGTGACGATCGTGCCGTCCTTGGTGACGGTGGTGTCGGAATCTGCCGAAATATTCTCGGAATCAGTGGTTCCGAAGGGGACCAGCGCAGCCGCTGCTGCCTTCTCCTTCTCCAGGACACGCATCAGGATCACGATCTTCTTACCCTGCACTGCGGAATATGTGACTGCGTCGAACATATTAAGCTTCATAGTGTTTATTCTCCTTCATTTATGCTTTGGCTCAAATAGAGCCGATCTGTTTCATGTGGACCTCGTACAGGCCATGGACATAGACGGTTCCGCCACGGCTGCCGGTCTTACCGGATACGGTGTCGTTCACAACCCGCATGCCGGAATCAATAACCATCCACCTGTAGGACGGTGTCCCTTCCGTCTCCATCTCCCGGATGACCTCACCGACCAGGCCGAGCATCTTAAAGACCTCGTTCTTCCGGTACGGATCATCATGCCAAACGCTGACGGTGCCGTAGACGTCCTGCATGACCTCGCGCTTTGCGGCGTCATCCGTCCCGCGGGGATCCTCGATGTAGTAAAAGGGGTGCGGGACATCGGCGGGCGGGAGCATGGCCTCATAGACCTTATGGTCCGGATCCTTCTCCTTAAGCCTCCTGACCAGCTCCACACGATATTCTTCTATCGGTAACGCAGATATGTGGATCACCTCCTTACCTTGCAAGGGTTTCCATGTCTCTCTTGAAGATCGGGACTTGTCTGTCGAATGCGGGCCTGATCGTCGGCTCCGCCTTCATAAACCTTGTCCCATACTCGACATACTGACTGTATTCCGTCGTAGGTCCGACTTCCGCAGTCATGCCGCCGTCTCTGATAACAGTGTTGACGCTCCCGGCAGTGTCACCTGTTGAGTACGGATCGCCTTTTTTCTTGTTTTTTGAAGGAACATCGTGAGGGTACGTGTGAATATACGCCTTTTCCATGTTCTCTTTCATCTGCTCATTCATCTGGTTTCCGTTTTTGAGAACTACGGCCTTAACTGCTTCGCGGTTTGCTCCGCAGTATTCCAGCTTTTTGTGCAGTCGGCTCATGCCGATAATTTTTACCTCACCCATCTCCATCACCTCCGCTCATGGCAGATAAATACAGAGCGCTGGCGCAGGTGGCGGAAGGCATCCACATCAAAGATTTTTGAGACTCCTGTGTTCCGGTCAATGATCCGGATATGGTCGAAGGGTTCCAGGTGATGCCCGTTGAGCCGAACCGTCACACTTCCTTCCCGGAGCTTGCCATAGACCAGCTGCTGAGTGGACGCCTGCGTGTCAGTCACGTCAGCCATCCGGTCAACCTCTTTGGGCTTACCGGCAACATAAGAGCCGTATGCCTCGCTGTTGGGGTCCGTGACAAGCTCCTGCGCTCCGTCCGTGACAAAATAGATCTGTGTATCACATCTCATAGGCGCCACCTCACAGGAAGGTAATGGAGCCGCCGGACACGGTCTCATTGGTCCGGTCGAGGTATCTCTGAATGTCCTCTTCAAACGGAGCAAACAGGTCTGTCAGCCAGGAAGCGGACTCGCCCTCGACCGTCATGGATGCCTTGCCCTCGTCTCCAATCTGGTTGAAGCGGGCAAGCACGACATTGTCAACGATGTATTCCAGACTATCAGGAATCTTACTGATCCCGCCGAGCCGGTTCTTCAGCTGAGCTTCAACAAGGTCAATGATGTCATACAGCAGGTTCTCTGAAGAATCATCATCTGTATCCATGCTGAGCATGCGTTTTATTCTGTCGATGTCTGCCATCGCCCTTCACCTCACTTCTTTGCCTTACGGCGCTTCGGCGCTTCCTGCGGCTCCGCGGCAGCCTCGGCAGTCTCTTCTGCGGAATCCTCGGCGGTTTCCTCTGCAGTCTCTCCTGCGGGCTCCTCGTCAGACTCGGGGATTTCCTCGATCACCGGCTCAAGCAGCCGCGTGGAATCTGACATCAGGAAGGCAATGCGCTCCGGTGAGGGATTCAGACCATCACGGGGGTACTCATCCCCTTTGTCATAAAGGTGGTAGCTCTGGCCTTCGCGATCCTCCAGATCGTAGAAGCCTTTGATCACTCTGTATTTAGCCATATTGATTCTCCTTATGCTGACAGGGAAGGTTCTGTACAGATACCCTCCCCGTCAGGTTGTGCATGCCGCCGATGGGCTCACGGTATTGATCAGGTACCGGAGATAGTGCCCTTGAACACGCCGTCGATGAACTCGGGGTAGAAGACCACAGAGCAGAACAGCAGCGTGTCGATGGATGCATTGTTTGTATTTGCCTGATGCGTCATACCGACAAGGCCGGTGCTGTCAGCAGTGAGCGCGAAGGACTGCGCAAGGTCGCCGCCGGTTCCGGGAACGTATGCGCCGTTGAGGTTCTCGCGTGCGGTTCCGAGAACTGTGCCCTTGGACAGGTTGGGATTGACGATGGTCAGGCCAAGGCCAAGGAAGTTCTCGATGTAGGAGAAGCCGAAAGCGGTCTGCACGGTGATGTTTGCAGTGCCGAGATAGTCGGCCACATCGTCAGAGGAAACGAAGTAGACGGGAGTGACATCCTTGTCCTCGTAATATTTCTGCATCTTGCCCCAGATCTTCGCAAGGACGCCCTGCAGGGTAGCTGCGGTGCCGCCGTCGCCGATGCCGGTGCCGGAGCTGATAGCGCCAAAGAAATTGGTCTTGACGGACTTGCGGACCTCGGAGATCAGCTTCTCATCTGCCTCGTTGATGGCACGTGCGCGGCCGACCCTCTGGATCGCTTCAGCGGTGGTCTGTCTGCGGTGCTTGCCGAGGGTCAGCTCGATGGTCTTGGCCAGCTCACGCTCTGCCTTGGTCAGCGGGATGACTTCACCCTCTGCGACCTGCTGGGCAAGAGTAATGCTCTTCCACTTGTAGATCTTGATCAGGGTACCGGCAGCCATGGGAGTCATGTTGGTGATACCCAGGATGGTCTGCAGGGTCTGGATGTTGTCCGCGATACGGGATGTAAAGTCGATAGAGATCGCAGGCGCGAAGTCCGCCGCCCGGTTCTGATCCTGCGGATAATCAGTACCTTCGACAGAATCGAACATTTTCAGGTTAATAAGGTTTCTGTTTCTATTCATGATCTATTCTCCTTTGTATATCCCCGGAGCATCATTTGAACGCTTCGGGGTGCGCAGCGATCATCTTCTGGCGCTCGAGGGGATTTTTGATCTTCATGATCTCTTCCCTGGTCATGCCCTTCGCGCCGGCTGCCGAGCCGCCCTTGGGAGTCTTGCTCTTCAGCGCTTCCTTTACGCGGGCATTGACTGCTTTCTCGAACTCTGCTGCGAAGGCGGTCACTGCTTCGTTTGTTTTCTCTGCATCAGCTCCGATCAGGCTGTCGATGATCACATCAGACGCGATAACGATGCCCTTATCTGTTAGCAGGCTCCTCACCTGGGATGCCATTGCGGTCTTTGCGGCAGCGGCCTTCATGGCTGCATTCTCATCCTCGAGGGCTTTGATGCGGGCGTTGACTTTCTCAGATTCGCTCATGGCAGCCAATCGCTCTGCCTCGGAAGACTTCTGCTTCTCCTTTGCCATGCGCTCCTTGAATTTCTTTTCCCAAAGCTTGTCCTGCTTCTCGATGGCGGCAGCTACGGCGGCATCGATCTTCGCCTGGACGTCATCTTTGTCGTCTCCATCGCCTGAGCCTTCATCCGAGCCACCTTCCCCGCTGTCATCTCCGCCATCATCACCGGAGCCGCCATCGTCAAACATCCTCAGATTCATGAGGCGGTCAATGCGCTTCTGCTTCGGTGTACGTCTGTCCATCATTACTGTCTTCGCTGATTTAAATTTCATATCTATCCTCCATAAGGTTTTATAGGTCTCATGCCTGCCTGTTACCGTAGATTTTTACGGGTACCACGCCTGCCCGATCCGTAGCTTTTAAAGCCTTCCACGCCTGGGCATAATAAAAGCACCCTCATCGGGTGCTGCTTACTGAAACATTATCGGGATAGGATGATGCCATCATGCACAGCCCCAGATACAAGCTGTCGATCAATAGCGACAGCTCTGCAGTGGGTGCTCTCGGCCATGCTATGACCGCGTCTCCGTCCTCCAGAGACGAGATAATCTCATCGGTGGTAAATTCCCTTGCCGATGCTTCAAACGTCTGCACAAGCGCAGAGACGGCGGCACAGACGATATCATTGCCGGGATTGTATCCGGCATGGCCCTGCACTGAGAGGGCGACGGGGGTGATAGTAACGTGAATCATGTAAATTCCTCCTCCAGGAACATCTCCGGATTGTCCCGGATCAGCATATAAACGCCATTGCCGAGCTTCTCCACCTGCTTTTCCTTCAAGCCGATGTTATACATCTCATCGATTCCATGGATCAGCTCGTGGATCAGCGTCGCTTTTTTCTGCTCGAGGCTCGATGCGTTACTCAGCGTAATAGTCTGATCCAAATAATTGATCTGGCCATAAAGCTCAGCACCGTTATCATCACGCATGTGGTTCTCGGTGCCGATTGCGTAATCTTTGTACAGGATGCTAACTGATTCAGGAATGATCATCTCTTCACCTCATCACCAGAGACGCCGTTGCACCGGATCGAGAACTCGAGGCCGTCGATCTTTCCCCGCATATAAGCGTGCTCGGCCTGTCTGGTGAGGCGCTCTACCTGCAGGTCATAATCTGCACATCTGGCCTTCAGCTCCTCATTCTCCTCCCGGAGCTTCTCCAGTTCGTTGTCCTGTTCGGTTTTTCCGATTGTCATCGTGGGTACATTCATATCTGCCTCCTCTCATAAAAACCTGTCCGCCCGGTAGCAGTCCGGGCAGACAGTGGCGTCGCCGTTATTCAAACTCCGCCCACGGCACGCCCGCCTGCGCAGGCCCGTCAAGCCATCTCTGCCATTTGGCCTCGTCGACATGAGGTGCGGACGCACAATGGCAGTTGCTTGTAATAATTCCATTGGCAGTGTATAATGTACTCATACAGGAGGTGTCATACACATGACCAGAATAAAATCTACTTGTAACATCAACGACATCATCGAACTGTACAATTCCGGCAAAAACCTTCGTGACGTTGCACACATCGTCCATAAAAGAACCGAAACAGTTAAGCGCATCCTGATCGAGAACGGAGTCGAACTCCGAATCCCTCCGAACGCGCCTGTCAAACTGTCTGCCGACATCCTCGATGTTATCATTGCCGACTACCAATCCGGTATCAGTGAATATGCCCTTGCCAATAGATACAACGTCGGTCGATCCGTTATCCGCAGATACTTGAAGCAAGCGGGCGTTGTAATCCGCAGTTGTTCTGAAGCGAACAAGATCAGTGCATCTAACCGGACTCCCGAGGAAAATGCCGCGCTCGCTGAGGCGGCTCATAATGCCGTCCGCGGCAAACCCGTACCATATGAGCGCCTTGTTAAGCGGGCTTTCAGTCTCCAAGCCTCGTTCACCGATTACAAGAGCCCTTATGAAAGGGCCATAGCCACCGAGCTTAGACACAGAGGCATCAACTTCGTCCCTCAGCTGGCTGTTGATAAATACAACATCGACTTTGCTCTGTGGGACAACATCGCCTTTGAAGTCTACGGGGGAGGCTGGCACGCCAAGGGCCGACACGCCGCCCGCTTTGACGAACGCAGTAAAAAGCTCTTCGACAGCGGGTATGCAATCGTCATTTGCTGGGTGAACTTCAACACCATGTTCTCCCCGTCCGGCATAGTGGATTACCTTGTCTCCTTTCACAATGTTCTTGGCGCGAATCCAGCCGCGCTCCGTAAGCACTATGTGATTGGGAGTGACGGAAAGCCTTGCGCCGCTGGCAGTTCCAATCTCCACTACGTCTCCTGAATACTCACTTCGCATAATAGCCTCCATTCCGGGGGCTATTATTTTTGTGCCCGGGAGCACGCATTGCGGATGAACCGGCGGGGCGTTCTTCCCGACATTCATGTCGGAGAGTTTAAATACCTGCCCATCGAGCGCAAGGCATTCGTCGCAGGGGTTGACGCCGTTCGCCACAAGGTACTTGTACTCAGTTACGCCGTTGTCCGTCATGGACTGCACAGCCGCCTCCGTCTGCACCCTGCGGAGCTCCGTCCGCATGAGGCGCTGGCAGGCGTATGTGCTCCCGCCGGTGAGCTTCTGTATCTCCCGGGCAAGGACTGTGGAGCTCTTGCCGGCGAGGATCCCGCTGGCCAGCTGTGTCCCGATCTGGGAGGACAGGGACGCCTGATGGTTCCAGAGGCGCTGTGACCAGGTGGCGTTCTGGTAGGAGGCGTTTACGATTGCGCGGACCATGTTCTCGTTGAACTGTACGGAATTCCCGAGGATGCCGGCAAGGCGGCTGTACTCTGAATAGGCCCGCTCTTCGAGGTTCTCATTGATCAGGCGCTCGGTGTCGCGGTAGCCTTCCATGGCGCGGATACCGCAGCGGGCCTTGAGCATCTCGAGACGGTTGATCCGCATGGTTGCATTGTAGAGCCGCATCTGGTCATTTGCTTCCTGGGAGAAGGCAATATCTTCATCCCCATGGTGAGCGGCCTCGACATACTTCTTTGCCAGACGCTCATACTGCTCCATGTCGATGCGGGAGACACGGCCGCGGGCTTCTGTCAGGGTGATACCTTCCTTGCTGGCGTACCGCTGATAGAAAGCTTCTATCTCCTGCTGGATGCTGTCCTGCATGCCCTGGAAGATCCGATTGATTCGCTCTGCGGTCTTTGCCTCGTTCCGGATGTTCTCCGCTCTCTGTCTCGACTCACGCTCCCGCCAGTAGTCTTCTGAGGACTGACCCTTTTTTGGCTTCGGGACCTTACTCCTCGGCTGTATCTTCCTCGCCATCGCTTCTCCTCATCACCGTATACCCTTCCGCCTCCAGGGCTTTGATCATGCTGTCCACGTCGCTGTAGATCGCCTGCGCCTGTCTGGCGGTCATCTCTTCCTGCTCCTCTGTCAGGCGATCGATCTCGGACTGCACATCATCGATAAAGGACAGCATTCCGAGACGGGTCTGCTGGGAGAGCATACCGTCTGCCTGCTGGGCGCTCTGAACTTCCGACAGTACATCCGCCGGCAGATTCGGCGTGAACTTCACCTTGACTGTCATCCAGTCTTCAGGACGGACGCCGTGAGTCTGCGCGATAGGATTTGAGAAGATGACCTTGTACCGGTTCTGGATCGCCGCTGTGAACTTACGTGACTTGACCAGGAACAGGTTATGCATGGACTGCAGGCGGTACCGCAGGGCGATACCGGAAGCACTGCCGAAGCTCTCGTCGTTGATGTCCGCAATCATGGAGATGTGGAATATCAGGCGCTCGAGGCGGTTGATCAGATTCTCCTGTGTCGTGTCCGCATTCGGCTTCTGCAGGAAATCCACCACTGGCAGTGTCCCGTCCGGCGAGCCCTTGAAGTTGATGATTCGGTTGTCCCGGATGCTCTGCGTGTCCTTGCTCTCGACCTTCGGACCAAGGATCTTAAGATAGGCATCCGCGAAATAATCAACGTCGTTGGCTTTCTCACTCAGGGCTTTGCCGTATGCATTGATCGCCGGAAGCTCCGATTCGAAGATCCCGCGGCGCTCCGCGTTGTTGTAGAACTCAGATGCAGGTCCGTACTCGAAACCATGCTCGTGTGCCTCATCTGTCCACCGGTACCCTGCGCGGTTCTCGAAGTGCTGTACAAAAGTATCATCTGACCATGAGCCGTACTCGATATTGTCAGCCCCGAAGAAGTACCGCACAAAGAACAGCTTCCGGCGCAGGATCGAGTCATCGTACACGAAGAAAGACTCCATCCTGTCGACCTTCGCGATGCCGATCTCGCCGTCCTCATCGTTGTAATACAGCTCATGACATGCGCCCTGAATGTCAGCTCCCTTGGATATCTCCGAATTTAGGTCATCCATGTGGTTGTACTGGTCAAGATATTCCAGGTACTGCGCGACACGCTCCTCGTCCGATGTGACCTTGATGGGGATACCGGTGCAGAAACCGTTGAATGTGTCCACCAGGTATTTCGCAAAGTTGATCGGGATGCGGTTGTCCGGCTTGTATGCGGGCTTGGCAGGCGCCAGAAGGAAGGGATAGATGTTTTTCTCGTATGCGTCCTGCTGAGGCTTCAGCCGGAATTTCACCAGCTGCTTATGCTTGGAGATCAGCTCCGACAAAAGGTTGATGCTCATCTCCGTTCCTGCAGGCACGCGCAGGACATCCTCCACAGTGATTGCCTGCTGTAATATCGTTGAGTCCGGCACCCAGATGCCGGCATCTGTATATGCCATAACTCAAATACCTCCACTCACGGGGTTGTACTCCATCATCTGCGGATTGTAAAAGCACAGCGTCAGTGAATCCGCACAGTCAGGAGACCCGAGTCCCCGTTTTTTCATGTCTTCTTTTTTCTCGAGCGCGATCCGCCCGCGGCTGGTCAGGTGATACTTGCGGTTGGCCAGCTGCTTTATAAGCTCGTCATCCTGAGGGATCTGCAGGACTGGCTCCTCGCCCCTGGCCTTTGCAGAAAATGTCTGCTCCATCAGCTCGCGGACATTGCCCCACATCTCCGCGCCTGCGTTTTCGTAATGCGCGTCCATGGCCTTCCCGGAGTTGTTGCAGGGTATGATCTCAATCGGCAGTTCCTCGTCTTCTACGACCTCCCTGAGGCGGTCTGTGACGCCTCCACCGACGCCGGTATCATCGATACGGACACGGCAGCGGCCAGTGACAGGCGAGTCGTATTCGTCGTGTATGCCCGGATGCCTGCTCGTCCAGTCCGCGATCCATGCCTTGCAGATCTGCAAGATATGTCCGACAGTCTCCATCGTGGACTGCTTTGCGTACTTCAGCTGAGGATCCACGCGCATCCCGTGCCGTGTCGTGATGATGGTCTTGTCATCGCCGAAGCGGGCGACGTCGACGCCGACGTGGAGCATGTTGCTGTCCGGGACTGTCACGGGATCACTGCAGCACTCCGCATACTCGAGCGGGATGAAGGAATCGAGCCCGCCCTTGGGGAACTTGCCGTCCACACGGACGCGGACAACATCGGAATCCTTGCCATACTTGGCTTCAAGCATCTCGATGTTGTCCCGGCTCGTGCGCTTCGAGTCCCTGGAAGAGACCGTTCTGGTCCTCCACCGCTCGCGATCCTTGTTGAAGGCATCGTAGAACACGCCCTCTGTCCGGTTTGGATTTCCCATCAGCAGGAGCCGGTTGTCGATGCCGGTCAGTGTACCGAGGATTGCCTCCATGATCGGATCCGCGACGCCGGATGCCTCGTCCACGATAATCAGCATGTGGTCTTCATGAAAGCCCTGCATGTTCTCGGGCTTTGTCGCAGTCTTTGCAGTAGCGAACCAGCGCTCGCTGTCGCCGTTCATGTAGACTTTGGTCTTTGTCCAGGTCAGAAGGTCTTTCACCTTGGAGGACTGCAGCCACTTGGCGATCTCTGCCCACAGGACGTCGTACAGCTGCTGCATGGTCGGTGCCGTGCAGATCACTTTTGCGTACGGCCTGCAGCACAAAAACCAGATGCAGAGGCCAGCCTCGAGGGCTGTCTTACCGACTCCCTGGCCGGACTTCACTGCCACCTTGGCGTGCTTCTGGATATCTGCGGCGGTCTCTTCCTGCCAGTCATCCGGATCCATATCCAGGACTTCCCGTAAAAAAAGAACGGGATCCTTTGCGTATCTCATCGGCCCGTTCATTCTTCACCGTCCTTATTGTCCTTGTATCCGTCGATGATTGACTGCTTCCAGGCATTCAGGAACTCATTGTCCTGAGAGCCCGACCCGCCGGCCTTCAATCGCTCAGTCTCTGCGATCAGCTTATCTGTTTTCGCCTTCTGCTCCGGTGTCGCCATGTCCATGTGAGAGGCGAGCCAGTCCAGAGCCTTCATGCGGTCCGGAAGCTTGATCGTCACCCCGTCGCGCCCCTGTTTTACCTCTCCGACCAGAGTCGTATCTATCTCGCGAGACTCCTTTAGCCGTACCACATTGACGGTCTGCATGAGGGTTTCCTTCTCTCCAGTCAGCGGATTCGGAATCGTCACTGGTCCGAACTGGCCAATGACAGGCTCCTTTTCTTGTCCCCAACTCAGATAATCACCCATGTCAGCGAAGGCAATGTCCATGTATCGTTGAAAGATATCCTCCGGACTGAGAAGAGCCTGTGTGTATCGCTCCTGCTTGAGGCGCTGGATTTCAGCTTTTACCTTAGGATTTCTTAGGAGTTCACTGCCGCTTGACATTGCCGCCGCATAGCTGCATCCATAAGCCTTCTGATAAGCAGAAGTCGCATTGAATGTCTTGGAAAAGTAGATGCAGAACAGCTTTTGCTGATCGGTCAGCTCCTGATTCTTTTCGATGCGTTCAGCTGTTTTTTTTGCTCTTTTCGTTGCGCAATTATTCGCATGATTCGTTGCGCAACTTTTTCGACCTTCCCAGTCATCCTGCGTCTTCCAGTTTCGGATCTGGCTTGGGGAGACTCCCAACTCCTCAGCAATATCCTTTAATTCTCTTTGTTTCCCGGAATCGAGCCACAGCTGATACGCAAGGTCTCGCTCCGGACTCCGTGCCCTCGGCATCAGCCATCACCTCGCTATTCGTCGTTTTGTCAAAAACAAAATTGGCGGGCCCTTCGACCCGCCTGGCATAGCTTGTAACGCGCTATCGGCCTGCGCGGCCGGGATAAGCCCCGAGCAACTGTTTAGCAAAAACATGCTTCTGCATGCAAAAGAGCGCCATGCCTGTGACAACATGACGCCCCAATTCAAGAGGAGTTAAAAAATGAAAATGCACAGGCCCTGCCCGCCCTTGTATGTGCACTATCACAATACCACAGAGTTTACTGTCAAACACTGTCAGGAGTGACAGAAATTTTCGAAAGCCCTATCCTCCTCCATCGATACACAGACTCAATAGACTTGTCCATGATCTCTGCAGTCTTTTCGTAGGAATGATCGTCCACAAAATGGAGCATCAGCACTCTCCGCGCCTGATCATGGTCAATGGCATTGATTGCTGTAGAGATTTCCCTCATCATATCGAGTGCCCGGTTCTGAGCAGCTTTCCAGTCCTGGATCAGGTCATCGATGCGGGCAATGTAGTCTGACAGGTCACCGGTACGGAACTGTGCTTTCGGCATGTCTCCATTCTCGTAACTGATGCCCTTCATGCCCATCATTTCGCTGCGGACGCGCTCGATCCGGAGCTCAACGTCCCTTACTTCGTTCTTTGCCACCTGATACCGCGACAGGTACAATGCCGCCTCTCTCTGCTGTTCCTTTGCTGTCATCATTTCATTTACCCATGAAAAAGTTTTCGCGCTCTCGGAGCTGCTTGCTGATATGTCTGTCCGCATACAGTTTCGCCTTCTTCCTGCCGATACGTGCCGCCATCTGGTCGAGCACTTCGCCGGTGTATTTATCGATATTGGCGCACCTGCTCGCCTCGACATCCGTGATCGCGCGCCCCTCAAAGTATCCTGTGTCAGGGTCTCGCAGTTCCAGGTGGATGAGCACGCCGTCAATGGGCGGAAGGATTTTAATCTCAAAGCCGGAGTCACGGCTGTAACTGATAAAGTCAAACATTTATTGCATCTCCTCTGTGATCG